TTCAGGTCCAGAAGCTACTCCACCAAATCCAGCAATAGGATCTCCGTATGGACGAACTAGAGATGTATTAATCTCTACTGGGTTAGAATCTGGCTCAAGATATGAATCGATTAGGCAAGAGATAGCTTCTACCCATCCTTCTCTTGAATCTTCTACTACTATGGTCTCTACAGTCTTTCCAGATGGCATGTTGACAGGTAGTCTATCAGCGCCCTTAGTATCAAACCCTACACCTACTCCAACCATTGACATATCCATCAGGAATGCGAAAGGCTTAGACAGCTCGGTTTCGATATTCTCAGTGGAAACGAATGCACAGTTGTTTAAGCAGGCACCGCCCTTTTCCCACACGAAGGGAGTTCCCATCATCCATAGACCACGTCCAGGTGGTAGCCATTTAAATTCAAACATACGAGTAGCAGCTTCTTCAGCGTGCTTTGCAGCCTTTTTATCATTCCAAGGAATGTGTGATAGCTTAGCGTGAGTCTTAAGAATGGTAAACATTCCTTCTATTACTCTGATAACGCAGTCTGCCCATGTTTCCATGGTTCCGTTTGCTTTCTTTCTAGAGTATGTTCTATAGAAAGTAAAGGCGGATAGACCTCCGAAACCCCACTGTTCTGTAGCTGCTTTTAAGTCTTTTTTGAATTTTTCACTAAGATAAAAGTGAACTGGCTTTGTGCCTGGTGCAATCATATTATTCTCCTATTTTAGATATGTTGTTTTGTTTTACGATTTGAATTTTTTCGATGAGTGGGTGTTCAAAGTCGTGAGAGATAAAGAATGTATTAGCATCTTCCTGCATTAAGATATCTACTAGTCTTTCTTTTCCTGCTGCGTCTAAGACACCTGTAATTTCGTCTAGGAATAGTATATTTACTTTACTACCACCAATTTTAGATAAAATATTCCTTATGGCAAGTAGGATAGAGGTTTGAATTCTACCAAATTCGCCACCTGAAACTGTTTCGATGGGTGTTTCTTTACCGTTATTAGCAACAACGATATTGAGTTTTTCACCATTGAGTCTGAAGATAATCTGGAACTGTCCGTCAGAGAGTTCAGCGAGATAATAGTTAATCGTGCTCTCTAACTGCTTAGTAAGGTTTTCTAGCTTAAAAGCAACGATGCCTGAGGTAGAAAACGCTTTTTTAAGAATGTTCAAATGATTAATCTTTATTTTAAGATTTATTATACTATTCTCTAACAACTCTTGTCTAGCTAAAAAATCTCTACGTTGCTCTACTAGGGTTTCTACTCTAGTATTGTGGATATGAACTTGATTGTTATATCTATTAGCCTCTTCTATAGAGTTTTGCAAATCATTTAAATATTTTGTTGTATTGTCGTAGTCTGTTTTGATAGCTGCATAGTCTGGGTAAACAAAGGGAATTGACTTATCTATCAGTTGTGAGAGCTGTTCAAATCTCTCGATAGCTTTTTGATTAGTTATCCAATTACGATAGGCTATACTCTCTCTATTCTCTTGCTCTCTGTGTGACTTCAGATCCGCCTTAAGTTCTGTTAGTTCAAAGTTAAGTTTGCCTATCTCTAAATCTATCTGATTTTTTAACTCTACGCCTTTAGAGTTATCAATCTTCTGACCACAAGCATAGCAAGAATCGCTAGTATCAATACTAGCCTTGTTACGCTCTAGGTCTTTGACTTTCTGAGTTTTTAAGGTGATAGCAGTATCTGCTGCTTTTATCTTGTCTGAAAGCGTTACGTCTTGGCTAGGCTTTTCAACACTTACATCAAATTTCAACCCATCACGCTCTTTGATAAGCATTAGGTTCTTATCAATCTTGATGCACTGAGCGTTAAAGTCGTCTAGCTGAACTTTTAGATGAGCCCGCTTAGTTTCTGCTTGCGTGTCATAAGGAGGAACTGGTATGAGCGTTTTCTTATCAGTAATAGTAGTGCTTTCTAAAAACTTTTTAACTCCTGAGAGTTCACCCTGTAAGGTTGCGTGTTCTTGTTCGACATCAGTCATCTTTATCTTCAAGACGTCACCAATCTCAAGATACTTTTCAAGCCCAAAAAGGTTGATTAAGAACTTCTTTCTATTAGTATCTGTAGCCTTGATGAAGTCTAAGAGATCGGTACTACTCTGATAGGTTAACTGAGAGAATACCTCAAAAGGCATACCAAGAATAGTGTGTAGTTTCTTATAGGTATCAGGAATCTTATGTTCAGAGATATCTTGTCCGTTTTTTAACAGTTTGACCTTACTAGAATCTCCTACACGCTCTACCGTGAGATCATAGAGGTCTTTGTCTACCTTGAAACTAAGCTGACCAGACCAACCACGAGCAGTAGTATGTCTATTAAGGATATCGCCTTTTTTAATACCCTTGATGTTCTTACTGTAGAGCAACTCTTGTAAGATTAGAGAAATACTAGTCTTACCATTACCATTTACGCCAGAGAGCTGAGAGATCTTAGCCCTCTCCAGGTTTAGCTGATTGCCTGCGCCATAGCTAAACATATTAGACCATGCTAAGCTTCTAAGTTGAATATTCATGAGATTCCTAACTTTTTAAATGTGGCAGAGATACCTTCTACATCTTCTATTCGCTGATGACGCAAATAACTCTCCAGCTCTTCGACTAGAGATAACCCAGTGAGATCTAAGGTGCTCTCTTCGTCTGCCCTATGCGCGATCTTCTTATCTAAGAGTGCAGACCCCTCAACGCGCGCCAACTCGTCTACACTTCCAACTACCTCGTATACAATGTGATCTCTTGCACTAGGCGTCATCTCTTCTCCGGAGCGGATACGACGTCTAACTAATTTAGGCAAGTCTAAGGGGACAAACTTAACCCTGTAGTCATCAAGAGTTCCTTCTACAATATTCACACCATATTCTCTTTCCTCATTACGGTCAAAACTTACATTCATCGGACTACCTGGATAATACACAGGCATATCTCGATACTGATGGTTATGATGTAAGTCTCCACAAAGAACTAGCTTCCACGGACGTAACCTTTCAAAATCATACTCAGCTGTAATATGCGGAGGCACCTCTCCACGTATGTGCGTGACTAAGACGTGACCAGGAAGAGGTCTAGGCAGGTTATCTCGTTGCATCTCGCCATAGGGAAAGAACTGAAAGTTAACTCCTTCCAGGCTACGCGCAGCGTTATAGCAGATAATCTCTACTTGGGGATTATTGATTTTATACTCTCCGGTGAAGTGCTTTAAAAACGATTCTCCCTTAGAGGTAGCCTCATGATTACCAGGAATAATGAATGTCTTAGTCTTAACCCTATGGATATAGGATAAGAAAAGAGCTACTTCATCAGGTTCTGGTTTCTTATCAAAGACATCTCCTGCGATTATGTGCGCGGTGCATCCCTTCTCTAGCTCAAGAAGATGGTTGAAAAACTCTTGGAAACGATTAGACTGCCATTCCCAAGGAACTTTCTTCTTATGTAGGAGTATGTGCCAATCTGCACTGTGTAAGATTTTAAACATTGAAAAACTTTCTATAATATGCTATAAATAACGTATGAGACGTTGTTGCATATATGTGACCGCGGTTCCCTATATGGCACATTCGTCTTCAGCTTGCCTCGGAGAGGCATAACGTATGAACGCTGCAACTAAGAGGTCTCGGAGAGACATAACGAATACGTGGGAGTCTTGTGTCTTATTACAAGAGCTCCCACGCCGTCTCGGAGAGACACAACGCGGTTAACGTCTGTCAAATATCCTGCTCACGTCTCCAGGGAAAGTGAATGCCCCTACGTGACTTAGTCTAGTGCTAGGATCAAGCCAAATCTTACCGCCTATTTTCTGCCATCTACGACAGAAAGTATAGTCTTCTGATAAGTATCTGTTATCATCTGGATCATGAATAGTATCGAAGAAAGAATAACAGAATGGATTGAACTTAGGATCAATAGAACTATCATTTTTATAATGTAGTTCTGGATATGCTTGAATCATCTTGTCAAAGACAACTCTTTGCACCATGAAGAATCCGGTAGAAGCATCCATTACTTCTATAGCTCCGTTATCTACATTAAGTTCCCTAGTTCTAGGATCTTTGAACTTAAGATTTATAGCATATTGAGCACTGTACTTAGAGATATCCTCTTTTCCTTCGATAGCTGCTCTTCTTACACTCTCCCAATCAACTGTTTTCTTAGGATAAGCTGCTGCAATTAATGGCTTATTCATTGCTAACATTCTGATTACTGAATCTGGCTCGAATTCAATATCTGCATCTATGAACATTAGGTGAGAGCAATCACTCTCTAGAAACATTGCTGTTAAGATATTTCTAGCTCTAGGCACTAGGCTCTCATTTCTAAGAGTAGTGATTCTGTAGTTAATCTTGTAATGATTTAGAGCTTGAGTAAGCCTAAACATTGATAAGAAAAACTGATCTGTCAGCTGTCCACCGTAACATGGAGTTGCAAAAAACAGGTTGTGTTTCTGCAGTTCTTCAATGTTTATGTGCATCTGCCCCGGATTATTTGGGTCAGGTGTTACAGAGGGTTTACCGTTAGGTATCATCTCTGCTAGTTTTGATACCTTACCCATTAATTAAGATCCTCTACTCCTTCTGGTGATAGAGAATTGTCAGTTATAGTGCTAAACAACATGGTGTTGTCTAGTAGCCACTTCTTCTGCTCTTCGTAAGTTGGGCGCTTATACATCTTTGATACTTCGTAAAGCTCAATAGCACGTTCTTCTGCAGTCAGCGCCTTGCTTGTTCTAGCAGGTACACAGGTATACTTTACGTTCTGAGGAAGAGGACCTGTCTTCTCTTTCTTGATTGTGATGTCGTATCCCTTTTCTGGGTCTGCGGGGTTACCATATTCTGGGTTACGAGCATAGTCTACAATTTGCTTGTAAATAGTTGCTTTGACGTCGAATAGCTTGACTTTACCATCGCTTCTGTCTAGTACGTTACAGACATAAGCGAACTGTGGCTTTTCAGAATAGATATCTGGAGGTAGTTCCTTCATTGGGTCTTTTGCATTACTGTCAAAAGATTCTGACTGACGGTTGAACTGTAGGCATTCTACCGGCATCTTCTTTCCCTCTTTAGTGATTACCCAGTAAACGTAACGAGGAAGAACTTCTCCCACGAATCTAACCTTAGTATCTCCTACTATTGTTAGACGCTCGATTACCTTGCGATCTCCTTTTGTTTCTTTTTTAGCCTGATCCCATGCTACCATTTGTTGTTTCTCCTTTTTTATATTGGTTTAAATGTGTAAGTTCTGGTATGAACCATAGTTTTTGATCTTTATGTTTTAAGTAAGGATTATCCCAGTATTTATCATCTAGATAAGTTTCTGGAATATATAAATTTTTATTATTTATGGATCTTTGACTCAGTGCATAAATATATACAATTTTATTGTAGACAGATTCTTTATCGTTTAGCCAATCGAAATTGACTAAATAACATTGAGGTTCTGTAGTTACATAGTTGTTAATAATCCCAAAGAGACTTTTAACTATAT